ACCGACGCGGTAGTTTGCGGATAAGCCGGCACCGCGGTGACCACGCTTACTTCGTGGAGACGCACCTCGAGTAGTGTTCTCTCACCGCCGTCCGATGACCAAGAATCCTTTACAGTTGAGAAACCGAAACTCATTCCGGTGATATCTCCCCTAGCAACCAGAGCCCGGATGTCCCGGCCGGCCGTCGTATCAGGAAGATCGATCTCCACATAACCGCCCTCGGCGCGGTCCTCGATCCGGAGAGTCTTAGCCCGCGTCGAACCCAAAAGCATCGTATCGTCGTGATTCACGTAAGCCCGAATATCATTCTTCGATTTTAGGGTCCGGGTGAATGCGCCTGGGGCGATACGCTCCGTGAAGGGCAGCGGCAGCGAAGGTTCGTTGTATCGCCATGCGTAGCCGGCGAATGTCATCCCGTCACCTTCGGACCGGACTTCGCAAACCGTCGCCTCGAAGGTACGGATTTCGACGTTACTCATTATGTTCCTTTCGCCGCGGATCATCTCGGCAGTACGTTCCAGCCATGCCCGGGCCGGTTCGGGATCCAAAGGATCGATTCCCCATAGGTAATGTGCGACGGCACCGGCACCGGGCCAACCGTCATCATCAGGATCGGAATTAGACGGGGCCTCGAGGTCGACGGCGTGACGGGCCGCCCAAGCATTAGCCCGAATAACTTTGTCGTCCGACATTTCCCCATCCGCCATTAGACGGGCCTCCCGGATTGTTTGGTCGGTGAGGCCGTCACCTCCGAAGCCTTCCGCCCGAAGCTCGAGCCCGCGGGCCGCCGCCGCCTGGATATAGGCCGGCGGTTCAACCTGACGGGACTCGAAGGATCGTGTCGATTTCGGGTGATCTTCCGGGAGAAGATCATTATCGGTAACGTAGTTAGGATTTTCGGGTGAACCGGTTCGAAGCAAGAAAAGGAAAGAATTAACTCGGGCCATAGCCCAGGCCCCGCGAGTCTGGCCAGGCCGGTGGCTAGTCGAATAAGCCCCCGCGCCGCGGCGGTATACGGCGGCTAGCATCCCGAAGGTTGCCCTGGTCCAATCCGGCCGGTCATCCTCCGCCATTTCGTCGTTATGTTCGGAGACTTTATTTCTTAGTGCCGTTTCGGTCGCCTCCGATAATTCGATATCCCCACCCGGCCCGCCGGCGGATCCCGGTTCGTTCACGTCACTACCAGAAATCTGGTCAGCTTCCGGTGCCGGTGTATCCGCTTGCCGTTCCTCACCCTGCCAAGCATTACAATAGTAGGCACCAGAAACGAAAGCTTCCCACCTTGAACACCACGCTAAATCCTCTTGAACTTGTGTCTCATCATAGAAAACACAATTACCGCAAGCCCGACCCTCCGGGACATCATCCGCTAAAGCCGGCCGATAGTTCGATGGGAGCTCACGGTAGGATCCGCCCGGTTCCATATCCTCGGCAATCGAGATAGCGACCATTTGATCGATTGCATCCTGCTGCGTTGTATGACATCCGATTACTTCGCCGTCCTCTTTCACGACACCGTAACCCGGGCATCCTTCGGCCTCACCTTCACCGGTAACGAAGTAAGGCATTAGCTCGTTTGCCTCAACCAGGAAACGGTGTGAGAACCGGAATCGCTCACCGCATAAACGGATTCATTCGGATAGAGATCAAATTGGATTGTTGATTGCTTAATCAATAGAAGTCCCGTCGCAATCGTCACCGATTCATTTCCCAGGAATAATGCTTTCGTATTGTCATTGTTATGAACAATGATTTTGCTTGCTCCTGGATACGCTCCGCCGATAAGTACCGGGGTAGCCGTGCCGACCGTGACTTGCCCACTAGTAATCATTTCACTCCACCGGATACGCTGCTGAGGGATTCAAAGGATCGAAGGCGGCCGCCTGCTGCAACTGCACCGAAGGCAAACCGGTATGGTCAATTTGCGGCAGGCCCATAGCCTGCAAAACCTGTTCCGGCGTGAACCCGGAAGTAATCAAACGGACCGCATTCTGGACCCGCTTTTCCGTTTCAACAATATTTGCGGCCGCAAGATTCACGTTAGCGAGACTCACCCGGTATTGATCCCCATCCTCGACCGGCGGCAAATCCTCGAGCCGGTGAATATCATTAATCGATAGGAAGCCGGCCTGCATCGCAATCGAATAGGCCGAGAATCGATCTTGAAGGCTTGCCCGCAAAAGCGAATCCACATTGATCCGAAGGAAAGCATCACCGGGAAGAAGCTTCGTGTAGGCCGCTTCGATCTTTGAAATATATGGAAGCAGCGTGTAGGTCACGAATTGGCGGGAAGATTCCTCTACCGACGCATAAGACATGGCGCCTTGCCGGGTCGACTGCAGCATATGAACCGGGATGCGGAAGATTCTCGCGACTTCCTCGACCGCGAATTCACGGGACTCGAGGGCCTGGGCATCCGTCGGATCTACGGAAGTTTGAGTGTATTTCGCGCCGGCGGAAAGAATCCCGGGCCGATGGGATTTCCTCCACCCCTTATGCCCGGCCTCCCAGGAATCCTGCAAAGTCTGCGCCTGCTCCTGGGTAAGCTCATACGGCACTTCGATAATCCCGGCCGTCGTGCTGCCGGATCCGAAAAACGTAGCCGCGAATTCCTCAAGTGCCTTGGTTAAACCAAGGGTTTCCCGAAGCTCCGTGATTCGTGAAGTGCCACGAAGCTTCCCCGGTTGCCGTAGCTCCGTGATATGAACTACGTCCTCCTCCGGGAGAATGAACCGGCCGTTATCGATACGGAACTCAATCCGCATCGTTTCCCGGTTACGGACAACCTCGACCCGGCGGGGATCCATCACATGAAGGGCGATAATGTCACCGCGGGAATCACGAATGATCCGGCTAAACGAATTACCGTCCACAAGCAAAGAAACCAAAAGGGCCTGGTAATGGTCGGATCGTTGCATCGATGGATCCGGTTCCGGGCTATCCACCCACACGGGCCGCGGGCGATATGGCCGCCGCTGCCCATCATCCCGGATAAACGTATCCATCGGCATAGTCGAAATAGAATCCGAAATCAAACGGATAGCGGCATACACCGGGCCGATCGTGAACGAATTCTCTTGAGTGATCCGGACACCGGAACGTGTCCCGGCCGGGACATCGGCACCCATCTCGAAAAGCTTTTGGTAAGTAATAGCCCGCTTCTCCGGAGAAGAAAACAAATTGTTAAGCATTCTTGCTCCGTTCGATTGCTATTCCAATCAGCACCAGGAAAATTCCGCCGGTGATGAATCCGGCCGCCGGCTCAATCAGGGCCGCACCCGCAGTAACGGATACCGCGCCGATCAGCTGCACAATAGCGGCCATTATTTCCCTCTCATGAAAAGAACATAGGAACAGACGGTTTCGGTGCTTCCCGGTACATCGTTGCCCGGTCGAAGGCACCCACGGCACAAACCGCGCCGTCGATTTTGCGTAAACTCCAACGGTTTTCCTTAACGATCCTCGGCCCTAACCGGTCCGTTTTCACGACCGCGTTAGCGATATGCCGTGATAATTGCGGATCGTGATCGTGGGATAAACCGTTACTCATGACAGCATCGAAAAACTTTGCACAACTAGGAACCATTCGGGCCGGTGAGGAAGTCGGATATTCCACGATCGGAATACCGGACTCCGCTAGAATCTGCATCGACCTTTGCCACCGGAACGGATCGAAGGGCACTTCCACGACCCGGAATTTCTTGCAAGCTTCCATCACGGCGGTTTCAACTTCGGATATTTCTACCCGCCATTCGTCCGAATCTTCCGGTTGCTTTTCCCATGCGGCAATCTTGAATATTCGCGGTTTCGGTTCCACCGTACAACCAGCGATGAAAGTTGAGTCACCGGAGAAAGATCCGTCAACGAAAAGCACCACCGGAATATCAGGGCCGGGAATATCGCACCGGTCGAGGGAATCCCAGGCACCGGCAGGAAGCCAAGCCGTCGACGATGCCACCCATTGATTCATTCGTTTCGTGCGAAACTCATTCTCCGGAGTCCGACGAACCGCGGAATCGAAATCCTCCGGATCCTGCAACGTCCCGAAACCGGGATTAGCAATCATCCATGACTTCGGATCCCGGTGATCCGCATCCGGCCCGGCCTGCCACCAGGCCATGAAAAAACTAGGATCATCCTGCTCACCGGCGGCAATCCTCGAGCCGTATTGAAACAGCCGGTAACAAACAGAATCCTGGCCCGAAGAATCCGTACGAACCCCGGCCGTCGTAATCCCCAAAACCAAGGCATCGACACGGGCCGCCTGCGCCAAACTCATAACATTCCAAAGATCATCATTCGGGGCCGCGTGAAGCTCGTCATAAATAACCAGGGTCGGGGATAAACCTTCCTTCGTGAAAGCCTCACTAGAAAGCACCCGATACACCGAACCGGTTTGAATATTCTCGATAGCGTCCCGGTAAACCTTCGTCACCTCGACCAGCTCCGGGGACCGTTCCACCATTTGCCGGGCCGAACCGAAAACAATCCGAGCCTGATCCCGATCCGCCGCACACGAATAAATCTCGCCACCGTTCGGGCCAAGCATCAAACCATAAAGACCGATACCCGAACCCAGGGCCGATTTACCATTCTTTCGCGGCAAACCAATAATGCCCGTCCGGTGCCGAAGCTTCCCATCCGGCCGCCGAGCAAACAAAGCACCCAAGACCTTTTTCTGCCAGGGCAACAAAAGCAACGGATCCCCAGCATGACCGCCTACCGAATCTTTCACCTGCGGGCAAAGCTGCTCAATGAAATCCACAACGTGGGCACCAGAGCCCCGGCGAATATCGGCCGCCGGAACCGGAGTAATAATCGCCGGCGGCCACCCTTTAACGGCAGGCATAAGACACTACTTCTGTTTTTCCCGAAGGGCCTCGAGCTTAGTTTTCGTTTTCACCTCGGCCAAACCAAGGCGGGCCCTCGCCGCCGGATCGAAACCAAGATTAGAAAGCAAACCGATAATCTGCTTATCAAGATCCCGCAAATGCTTCCGGCATTCCGGGGCACCATTCAAAGCAAGCTCCCGCAAACCTTCACGTTCCTCAAGCATCGACCGAAGCAAAGCCAAAGCCGGGGCATCAGTCCGAGCCAACCAAACCACACCGTCGGCCATGACCTGGGCAAACGCATCAGCGGCCGTGAATTCATGCGGCAAAGCATCCGCCGCTGGCACAAGGGCCAGACTCGAGGAATGCCGATCGGCACGATACGAACCTAGTTTCTTGTGAGCTTCGGTCGGTTTCCTCGGCCGGCCTCGAGTCACGCGAAAACCTCCAAATCCCAGAATCTAATTTTGCCACCGTCCCTGCCTGTGGAGGGCCCGGTCTCT